TCCCAATCAAAATCACCCGAAGATATTTCTCTACCATCATAGGTTAAATACCCAACACCTTGTTTAGAATAAAAACGATATTTACCATCTCTAAAATTAACATCTTCGTTTACTTTTGATTCGCTTTTGTTTATTTCTTTACCAGCTTTTACCGCATCTTTATGTGCATCAGAATTACCATGTGCAGGTTCTTCTCCTCTGGCTTTTTTAGCTCTTATGTTAGCCCACAACCCTGGATTTTCTTCTTCTACTTTTTTACCAGCTCTTAATGCTGCTAAATCGGAACCTTCAATTTCACCATCACCATCGGTATCAATTTTCTTTTGACCCGCAGTTAATTCAGCTTCATTATATCCTCTTAATCTTCCTTCAGATTTCGCTTTGTAAGCGGTATCTACTGCATTAAAAAATTTCTTCTTTTGTTCATCAGACATATCAGTAATTGATTTACCAACTTTATCCAACATATGTTTAAAAAGTTGTTGATAGTCTTGTTCCTCTCTAACAACATTTTTAATAAGTTCCAATAATTGTGATTTTTTCATTATTTGTACTTTTAGTATTACTTCTATAATGTATAAATATATGTATTTTATTTATCCGTAGTAGATTTACCAAAAACTCTTTGTATTTCCGGTCCTTTTGAAGAATCTACTTTTGATTTTATAATTTTAAGTGCATCTTTTTTTAATTCACTAGGATGAGAATTAAACCATTCTGAAATATCTTCATTACTCTTTATTGCTCTTCTTCTTTGTCCACCATCATCGATATAATTTGTGTAAAAATCATACCATCTTAATACGGAATCCGCTAATTCTTTTCCAGTTTTGGCAGGTGTGTTTTGACTTGCTTCGTTTACTGATTCGTATTTAATCATATCTGGATTAAACTTTTCAAAATTCTTTCTTGCCCATTTTACGGCAGCTTCATAAGAATTGAATTTAATCCTATCCTGTTTGAACCCCTTTGCCTTATTTAAGAAATCAATATAAACTTTTTCTTCGTTTATAGATTCTTGAATTTTATTTCTTTTCATCCATTCTTCTAAATTACGAATTGCTGAATCAAATACTCTACTTCTATCATGGTCCATTCCAAAGTTTTTGAAGTATTCTTTCATCATCTGATACGGTGAATCTAATTGCTCACCGTTTCTTTTCATATCTTTGATATTCATAGCAACTTGATAAGCTGCCATCTTACCACCAAAGAAAATAGCTTCGGATGTAATATCATTCCAAAATCTATCCACCAATGAAGATAATGGTTTTCCTTTTGAGCGATACCCAAATTTTTCGTTACCTAATGATTCTACAAAGTAAATCAATCTTTCTGCGTTGGTTACTTTATCTAAAAACTTTTCCTTTACCATTCCTTGAAGAACTTTTTCACCCTGTGATGAAATTGGAATTTTGTTGATTCCTAATTCTTTCATTTTAGAATCAACATCACGAGGCATCATAAATTCGTTTATTGATTTACCTTCACTAATTACTTTATTACTTGGAAATGATACTGATGGTTGGTTTCCAAATGTTTTATCAACTTTAGCATTGATTCCAAATTGTGATTTTAACATTTTTACAACACCACTGCCAAACTTTATATCAGTAAGTTTAAGATAAATGTAATTTCTATTAGGTGCATTCTTAATTTCACCACTTACAAACTTTGAACCTATTAATTTAATAATATCATCTACTACATCTGCTGCAAGGTATCCTTTAAGTTCGGATTCTTTTACTACGGAATATCCAGTTAAATCGGCTTGCCTCTTTCCCTTTTTCTCTTCACTATCTTTACCACTAAATGCGAATGGAGTATTGTATCCTTCAACACCACCAGTAGTATTCATCTCATCTACTTTTAATTCGGCATCTTTGTACATATCACTAACTTTGTCATTCAATTCTGCTGCCAATTTTTTCTTTTGTGCAGTTAGTGTTTTTAGTTGTTGTATGTGTTGTTTTTCGGCAGGAGTACCTTTGGATTTTTTATATGCTTCTAAACTCTTTTCCATAGAATCTAAAACTTTTGCATAATCCGTTTGAATGGCCTTAACAGAACGTAATTCAGCCAACACCATTTCTTTTATTTTATCAGGCAATCCTTTGTGAGATGTTGATGCAAAATCTTTAGCATCTTTATCACTCATTGAATCTGCTGCTTTTTCAACTTCTGGGGATGGGTTTTCCATATCGCCCTTTTGAGCGGCGTGTACCATACCCATAAATTTTTGTTGTGCTTTAGATACTGCTGGCATTTTTAGTAAAGTTTAGGCTAATACATAAACAGAACCACCATTGGTTACTGTTACACTTTTAACATAGCAAGGGAATGGTTCTCCTGCGGTTAGATGTGCTAACGAAATAGTTGTTCCACCTTCCAATGTAATTGTACCAGTTACACCACTTACAGGCAATACTCCCCAAACTCTATCTATTAATGAAGCAGAACCAGATGTTACTAATTTTGCGTCAAATGCTCTATAATTTACCATTTTTATTTATTTAAACTATTTTTTAATTCTTTTAACAACTCATAACTCATCATCATTGCCGATAAATGTTGTTCCTTAATTTTTTTAACTGATTTAATTTTTCTAATGTTAGATATAGTTTCAGCTAATTTAATTTTTGTTACCTTATCTGGTATTTTAGAACCAACTTCTTTCAACCCATTAATTAATTTAATAATTTCGGTTGAAATATATTCATTCAATTTACCAGTATTATTAATGTTATTTATGTATTCTCTCAATAAAAGTTTTTGTTCTTCTGTAAGGTTTTTGTATTTGTTATTAAAAGATTCTACCAACATCTTATAAGAGATTGCTCTCAAATCTTCGTCCTGCTTTTTATATTCTTCCAAAACTGCATCTTTGATTCTAGCATCTTTATTTTGAATGGATGAATTGATTATACTTTCAGCAATAGTAAAACGAGAACTTACAATATCCGTTGGGTCATATTGTTGATTAGTTGATACTACTTCGAATATTTTATATATAGATGCTAATGTTTTATAATTAGAAATTGGAGATTTAATAAACTCATCTAAACCATAAGTTTCTTTAATTTGTTTAATTAAATTATACTTTTCTTTTATAAGCTTCTTTTCATCCAATTGCTTTCGTGCTTCCAGAATTGTATCTATAAATTTTTCAGCTTTAACTTCTGAATTATATTTTTCATTTATCAAAAATTGATATAATTTTAATTCTTTGGATAATTCCTTTTTAGAATTAAAATGCTCTTTCAATATACTTTCTGCTACTGATTTATTTGCAGACATTATTTCTGATGTAATTTGTCTTACAAGCAATTCAAATATAAATCCAGTATTTTTAAACTTTGAATGTTTTATTTTTTTCATCAATTTTTATAATTTGTCAGATATAAATATATTTTTATATTTCTTTATTACTTTTTGGTTAAATCTTCTGTCAAAATAGTTTTTTTATTACCATCCATATCCTTAAAAACTTCAAAATATGAACTCTTTCTCGGTTTGTATGGAACAGAACCTTCTTTTGCTTTAAGAGTTTTTATTCCTAATGGGTCTCTACCTTCAGGATGGTCATCATGCCCATATCTAACAGGGTCTTTTGGTCTACCAACCTGTCCATCTAATTCAAGTTTTAACTTATTCAACTCCTCTTCAACATTAGTTGGTCCACCTTCAGTTCCAGTTTCTTTTGCTGGGTCTACACCTTGTGTTTCAATTGAAGTTAAACGGAACATTTGTTTAGTATCATCTAATACCTGCAATGTTAATTCATCCTGCTCATCTTTTGCCATCTTCATTACGGATTCATACATCCATTCTTTGGAGAACATCTTTGTTTGTTGCATTTGTTGAATTAGGGCTACTTTTGAAGTGTATAGTTCAACCTGCTCCTGCTCATAAATTCTAGATGGAACTGTTAATTCCAATGTAAAGTCTGTTAAACGGTCATCGTTAATACCTTGTGCGTATAAATGAACGATTGCAATTTTAGTTAATTCGGAAATCAATACTCTCTGAACTCTTTCAATTGTTTTGGCAAAACGAATATCCATTGATGCCAATGTTGCTTTACCATTAGTATCTTCCTCATAACCCAAATATGCTTTTGGAATTTTAAGTGCAGCCATCAACTTCCCTTTTAAGTAATTGATGTCATCAATCATATTGTACTCTAAACCTTTTAGGGTATCAATTGAAGTTCCATTATCACTACCTCGAACTGGCATATAATAATCTTCAATAAGATTCATCATATTGTACTTTAAGTTGTACTCACCCGTTCTTTCATCAACAAATGGAACTTTCTTTGATGCGTTGATGATTTTTTGCATGTAGTTATCCACTTCGTTTGGTGGGATATTACCAACATCCACTTTAAAAATTCTCTTTTCAGGAGCTCTCATTACTCTGTGGATTAACATTGCATCTTCCATCAACATTAATTGTTTCCAAACTCTTCTAGCTCCTTCAACCATAGATTTTCCATAAGGTAAGAAGTTTGAATCTGAATTTAAACGGAAGTGAGCAATCTCATAGTTTTCAAATTCCTTTTTAGTAGTTTGACCTACTGCCATATATGGGTTTTGATATGGGGCATATACGAATTTAACTCTTTGTGGATTTTCAGGATCAAATCCCTCTACTCTACTCATTTCGTATGATGATAATGGCATTACGTTTATAATTCCCAATTCATCTGCAATTTCTAATTCTAAAAAGAAATCACCATATTTTACCAAGTTTCGTGTCCAAGGCCATAAGTTGAACTCAATGTTAAGAATATCGTAAAATAAGTTTTCTAATATTTGTTTGATGTTATCATCATCGTGATGAATTTTTAAAATACTACCATGTTCGTTTTTAGCGGTACATTCATCTGCATATACATCCAATGCGGATGATAAAATGGGGTCCATATCCATTGAATCGTAATCTCTAAACAAATCGATACGAACTTGTTGGTATGCCATTGCAGATTCCACCCCACCTACACCGTAGTTACTTACTTTGAGTTTCATATAACGGTCTACAAGGTTAGTTGTCATATTCTGATACTCATCAGTATCGACTATTTTAACTCCTTTTTCCGTTTTTCTTACTATGGTATTTGTTGAAAATAATTTCTGTAACCTACCGAATAATGTTTTATCTGCCATTTTAATATTTTGTATCTAATTTATAAAGATAAGTAAATTTTTGGAAATTTCCAAGTTTTACCATTTTCTACAAGACCAATATCTAGCTTTATGTCTAGGTCCTGGTTGGTCACAATTATGTCTTGCTCTAAAACTTCTTCTTCTATCTGGATTGTTCTTTTTAATTTTTACACCCTTTTGTCCAAAGTTTACTTTAACAACATTACCTTGTGGATTTTTTACATATACTTTAAATTTCTTAACATCACCTGCCATTGGTTTTCCCAACTGCACTTCTCTACCCTGATATTCTGCTTCTCGTAAACATTGACAACCTTCATTTAATGTTTTATCGTACCCTCTCATAAAAGAAATAAAATCTTCCATGTCCTCATCTTCTACATCGTATTCTTCTGGTTCAACATATCCATAATTTACATCATCATCACTATCTATATCTTCCGACATAGGTACACAATTGGGAACTTCTCTACCATCTTTGGTTTTCATTCCAACTTGCTGATACCCTTTCCAACAAGGTCCTTGTTTTTCTTTTAAAGGAATTAAATTTATTAGTCTCATATTATAATAGTTTCAACATATAAATATATAAAATTTAACGAAGTAACCAAGTTAGGTTTTCTACATCACCTTTACCTACTTCCATTTCGTATGGATTCTTACCAGACCAACCAGTGGAGTACACACCACTAAACTGATTTATTTGAGTTGAGTTCAACATACTCTTTGTTAAATCAATACCTTCTTGTCTCAAACGAAGTGCAGTGTTACGAACCCACAACCCAATTGCCAATGCCATTACCAAGTCATCATTGTACCCCTTCATTGCTTCTGCTCTACCACCATGCCATATAAAGGTAAACATCTCATCTATTAAACGATTTGAACGTATTAGAATATCTTTATCACTCATATATGTATCCAATGCTGAAATGATAAGAGGACGAGTTTTAGATGTTGTGGAGAATCCGGCAACCATTTGTTTTTCATCTCTGTAAAACTTATTACTCATTTGTTTTTCAACATCAATATATTTCAAATCGTTACTCATATAAAACAGATTTGGATACCCTCTATCTATGATTTGTTGAATACATGCCCAACCTACGTTTGAATTTTCTACAACTAATAAAGC